GAGCAGCAGGGTCAGACGGTCATCCGCCAGGCCCGGCTCCGGCTCGGGATCGATGACGGCGAGACCATCCAGGTGACGCCCGACGGCAAGATCCGCCGGATGCCCCAGCATCCGCCCAACGTGGTTCCCATGCCCACCCCGGGGAGCGGCAAGCCGCCCGCTGCGGGGTGACAAGGAGGTAGGCGATGACCGCCGGGTGGGATGCAACCACCACCCAATATCCGCTCCCCCCGCAGAACGGCGTGGTTGTCACCCCGTTCACGAAGGGGGTTCACGATATTCGGTGGGACAACCCGGCGCTCCTGGCGGGCAATACGCCGTACTCCGTGGTCGGCGTGAACATCTATCGGTCTGACGCCTCGGATCGTGGACCTTTCCACCGCCTCAACGAGTTCCCCCTCGGCGGCAGCTTCTACCGGGACCGAAACGACTACCGCCTCGTCGTGAGGGAGGTTGTGGACTGGGATTCCGGCTGGGTCTTCAAGGGGGACAAGCCGAACGTCCGCCGGTGGCAGTTCAGGACCAGGAACCGGATCGTGAAAGCGTCCGCCCGAGCCCCGTTCGAGCTTCCCATCTGGGGAGACAACCCCACGGACGTACAGGTGTACATCGACGGGGTGGAGGTCCCAGTCCACGAGGTCTTCGGCCGCTCCGGCGAGGTCACCCTCATCAACGCCCCTGAGTTCAACGAGGCCACCGAGAAGCTGGAAGGGCCATCCATCCCGACAGCAGAGTCCGTCGTGGAGGTGACCTACCGAACCCCGACCAACCACGTTCCCAGTGGGCTCGACAAGAACGTCTGGTATCGGTTGACCACGGTGGTCCTCGACCCGAACACGCTCTCGGGCTACAACGAGACGCCCCTGGCTCAGTCGAGGCCCCTCTCCCTCATGGAGGTCGAGGCCCGGGACTGGATCTGGGATGAGGCCGTCCGGCGGAACAACTGGATCCTCCAGCAGGGCGGGGAGAACGTCTACCTTTTCGTCAAAAAGGTCTGTGGCGTCCCATGTGACTGTACCAGGGACCCACGGAGCCTGGAGTACCACAAGCAACCGGAGAACACCTGCCTGATTTGTTTCGGGACGGGGCTCATCGGCGGCTACGAGGGTCCCTACGACATCATCGTCGCCCCAGACGATGGGGAGCGGCGCATCTCCCAGACCCCACGGGGCCGCCGCAAGGAGCACACCTACGAGGTCTGGACCGGACCGTACCCGCTCATCACCCAGCGGGACTTCCTCGTCAAACAGACCAACGAGCGCTACAGCGTCGGCCCAGTGCGTCGTCCGAGCAACCGAGGGAACCTGCTCCAGCAGCATTTCAACATCGGCTATTTGGATGAGGGGGACATCCGCTACCGTGTGCCCATCGACGGAACCGACCAACTTGCTTGGCCCGAGACCCGACCTGGCAAGCCGTCCCCCGTCTACCCCCGGATGCCGGTCACGGGTGAGTCGAGCTACGACCAGAAGGAGGGCTGGGCTGGCCCGAATTACCCCGAGGGGCCGGAGACGGACCACCCGCTCAACACCGAGAAGGAGCTTGGGGAGTCCACACCTGACGATGTGGAGCGGCGAGGACGCACGAAGGTCTGGGAGAATATTTCCCAATAATGGGCACTTGTGCTAACATCGGCCCCGTGAAATACTTAGGTGATTGCGAGGTTTGCGGCTCTACGGTCCCAACTTACCGGGCACTTGGTCAGCATCTCCGCCATGCAAATGATGGTGCCCATCAAGACCTCCAAAGACGGTGGCACGCTTGGAGGGCGAGGCAACGCACGCTTCGTTGTCGGAAGTGTGGGCAGTTGTGGGTCACGGGGGTTGACCGGGTGCATGGGAAGCGGTGCCATGACTGCGAGAACGCCCGAGCCTCGATGACCAAGCGGGAATACGAGGCATGGAGGCCCACCAAGAAACCAGACCCCCGCTCGACGTGGTGCAAATCACACTGGAATGGGCTAGAGAATCGCCACTTTGTCCCCGACGATCTGACGGAACAACAAGTGGTAAAGGGCATCGAAGACAGGGTGCAGATCAACACCCTGCGAACCCAGCTAGGGGTGTCCTACAAGGTGCTGCGAGCGGTAGCCGAAAAAGCATTCGGGGCACAGCAGTTTGCGGCTTTGATGAGGGACAGGAAAGTAGAGTCGGCTCGTCGCATGGTTCAGCAGGCTCAAACAGCTTCGGGCTTAGAAGCGACGATGGTGGCCGCTTTGAAGGCGGCTTCTGTTGACGTGGTGGGGAGAAATATCTGGCTGACCTTGGAGGTGTCTGGAGTCCGCACACATCGGGAGATCGACATAAAGGTTGCGGCCCCGTCCGGGCATAAGATCGTCGTGCTGTGTGATGGGGAGGCTTTTCATGGTCCGAACGCACTATACGTTGATCCTGCTTTGCGAGTTTCTGACGACGTGAGCACCGCCAAGGCTTTGTTTACGCTTGGTTACTCTGTGTGCCGCTATTCTGAATCCGAGATCCATAATGGGGAGGCCCTCGCCCATTTGCAGGGCGTTCTGCCGCATATGCACGACAAAAAACGTTTGCTGCGGCTGTGGCACCCGGCGACGGAGAGGTGGGCCTGATGGCCGATGGAGTCCGATCTCTGTACGGCGGGCCGCTTGCTCGGCTCGCCGAAGCCACCGTCTCCAAGGAGCTTCTGGAGCGCATGGCGAAGTGCATCATCGACGCCATCATCGCCGAGGGCAAAAAGGACTTCGCCAAGCGAGGTTGGAGGCTTGATGACCCCATGGGCGGCCCGCCTTTCGACGAGAGTTTCAGTTTCTCCATCCGGGGGCAGCGGACCATCGAGATCCGGTCGTCCTTCTATGGCCTGGAGGAGTTCACCCGGCAGGACATCCCAAGCCGGAAGATGACCTGGCTCACCCAGGAGGCGAAGAACAAGACCCCGTCGAAGTACCCCCTCACCAAGACGGAGAAGAAGCTCGGGATGAAGCGGGCGGGAAAAGTCCGTCAGGGGGATCGGAAACCGTTGGTGGTCCCGCTTCAAAAGGATGACGGGACGGTCATCTTTCGTATGGCCCCGCTCAAGACCAAGGACGCATGGGTTCATCCAGGCATCGCTCGGTTCACGTTCGTCGAGAGGGCACTCCGCAAGGGACGGGCGGCCTGTGCCAAGGTGGTCGGGGAGTACCTGAAGGAGCAGATGTCGGGGGCAAGGACATGAGAGAAGCGGAGGTCACCTGTCTGATCCGCATGACACGGATCCCCGACCTCAACCTCGAACTGGTGAAGGACCAGGTGGTCCTCGTGCCCGAGGACCAGGCCCAGGGCTCCAAGGACTTGGCCCTGTTCAAGAGCATGAACGCCGTGAAGGTGCGGTGGGTCCGGCGGTTCCACAAGCTGCGGGAGGCAGATCAACCCTTTACGGTGAGTACGCCGAAGCGTGACACGAGGGCGGTGAGGCCCCTTCACCCTCAGCAAGCTCCCCTGGCGTCCCCAGTTGACGCCCCGGAACCACCTGCGGCTCCAAACCCGCAACTGGGGCGTCAAAACGTTGACTTGGAACTCCTGGCTACTCGTCTGGAGGCTCGGCTCGGGGGAGCCATTGACCGTGTGGTCGCCGCCATAAGGGAGTCGAGGCCGGTGGTCGTGTCGGCCGACCCGTCCGCTCCGGGCAAGCCGGGTAAAGTGGGCGATGAGGTGCCTACGTTCATCCCCGACAAGATCCTCGACCCGGATGCGGCGAAGAAGGTGGACATCCGGGCAACCGAGACCACCGGGGAGGCGGGGGGCATCGACGCCGCCAAGGCGGCCTTGAAGAAGGCCCGTGGCGGTCGGAAACAGAAGGAGAGATGGTGCAAGCCTCGATAAAGGCTCTATACTAAACTCTTCATGGATAGGTCCCGAGAGAGCTACGAAACCGAGATCCAACAACACCCCAACATCACACACAAGGAATTGGCTGCGACGTTGGGGTGTGGGCCTACAACCGTTGCCAGGGACCTTCAACGCTACGGGTTGACAACCAGACCTTGGAGTCAGCGCAGGCATTCAGAGGCCACGAGACAGAAACTTAGTGATCAAAGGCAGGGTCAACAAAAGGGTTCGGACAACCCCAACTTTGGCCCAATGTCTCGTCCTTGGTTGGAAGGCGAAAATCATCCTTTCCGTCGCTGGCACCGAGAACACCCTGAATTTGGGGAGAACCAGCGAGGGGCCGCAAATCCCGTGCATAAGGCCCGTCACCTCTACGATGATCCCGAATACGTCGAACGGATCACCACGGGCATTCGAGCCCATGTAGACCAAAAACGGGGGTCCACCTACGAGGAAGTGTATGGTCCCGAGAAGGCTGCGGCGAGGAGGTTCGGTTGGTGATTCAAGCGGACGGAGACTACTGGCACGCCAACCCGGAGAGGTTTCCGTCACCAGATGCAAACCAGGCAGATCGGCGTCGGTTGGATGCCTCTTGTGATTCCTTCCTTCAGAACCGGGGGTATCGTGTCCTGCGGTTCTGGGAGTCCGACCTCAAGGTGGACCCAGATGAGTGTCAAGCGAAGATCAAGGAGGCCCTCCGTGGCGGATGAGAAAAAGTCTGTGAAAACGGAGCCCTACGGCTGCGGCCTGGACGTGGGTACAATGAATCTTGTGTGTGCAAGACGCACATCTGAGGGCGTGACCCACACCAGGATGCGGGACGTGTTCCTCGACCTGCCGACGAGCGCCAAGAAGATGCTCAGGCTCTCCAAGACCAGCTTCGTCGAACGGGATGACGACGTGCTCATCCTCGGTGACGCAGCCCTTCAGACGGCCAACGTCTTCGGCAAAGAGGCCCGCCGCCCGCTCTCGGCCGGGCTCATCTCCGCCGGGGAGATGGAGGCCATGGAGGTGCTCGGGCTGATGATCAAGCAGATCCTCGGCGAGCCCCGGGCGGCCGGGGAGCACTGCTACTTCTCCGTCCCCGCTGCCCCGGTGGACCGCCCCGACCGGGATGTCGTCTACCACAAGGGCATCTTCGAGCGGATCGTGACCGAGTGCGGGTACACGGGGACCCCGAGCAACGAGGCGATGGCCATCATCTACTCCGAGTGCGCCAACGACGGATTCTCGGGCGTGGCCCTGAGCTTTGGCTCGGGTATGACCAACGTGGCCCTGGCCATCAACACCATCGAGGGTCTGAGCTTCTCCGTGGCCCGGGGTGGCGACTGGATCGACAGCGGATCGGCCAACTCCGTCGGCTCGACGAATGCCCGCATCTGCGCCATCAAGGAGAAGGGTGTGGACCTCCTCAAGCCCGACTCCAGGGAGCAGGAGGCGATCAGCTTCTACTACAAGGAGTTGATCCGGTACGCCCTCGACCAGATCGCCCTGCGGTTCGAGCAGATCCGGGGGCAGTTCGAGCTTCAGCAGGCCATCCCCCTGGTCGTCTCCGGCGGCACGAGCAAGGCGGGGAGCTTCCTCGACCTGTTCCGCCAGGAGTTCGAGCGGAGGAAGAAGAAGTTCCCCATCGAGGTCAGCGAGATCCGCCAGGCGAGCGATCCACTCAACGCTGTAGCCAACGGAATGCTCACCCAGGCCATGTTGGAGCACGAGGACTGATGCCCCACGAGTTCATCGCCAATGACCCGAAGTGGCGGAGGGCACACAACCAGACGCCAGACGCTCCCGGGTGTTTGGGGTGTACTCATCTTCGAGTCGCTGGGCGGCCGAACATGGCCTGTGCAGAACGTCCCGTGGTTCTTTTTCAAGAAGCCGTTGGTGAGGGACCAGAAGGCCCCGGGCTCTGGATCCTCATGCTCCATGAGTTCCTGCACGTTGGGGAGTCAGTGCTCAAGCAAGCCGGGGCCATCAAGCGACGGGTGGACCACGATTTCATCGAGAACATCCCGACGGGCCTCCTGTTCCTGATGCACCAGGCCGGGATGCTCAAGGACTTCCCCATCGACGAGTTGCTGAGTTCGTGCAGACCGGCCCCGATGGATAGCCTATCGGGCGGCCGAGGTAGGAGCCCTGGAGGGACTTCGGCGTGTACTTCTACCTCACCGACAGCCTGACCCGGAAGTTCATCCACGAGCTTCGCCGATTCTGGCAGCACCACCCGAAGCACCGGGACTTGGTGGATGCCATCCAGGGGAAGTACTCGTTCAAGGAGAGGCCCCAGAAGTCCATCGTCGTCAAGACGGCGGGTGGCTCTCACCTGTCCTTGTCCCCCGATCACTACAAAGGCATGGTGATGTCCCACGTCTACCTGTCCAAGCGGGTGGGCAAACCGGGGCTCTCCGTCGAGTGGGTGCGGGAGGACGGCCGGGCCATCCAAGAGAACGGCGGGACGTTTCCCTCCCAACCGGGGGTGTACTTCATTGACGTGGTGGACGGGCCGGAGAACGGCCTGGCCCACAACCCCGTGGCCTTCTACGTGGACCCTCTCATCGACCAGCGGGGGGAGCAGGTCACCAAGGTGGACGACTCCACGTTCCAGCTTCAGAAGGCCCCGTTGGCCGGGACCCTCCGCCTGTTCGAGATGCCCGCTGGGTTCCTTTACGTCGAAGGCACGAACTACACCGTGACCCTCAACGACCAGGGGAAACCGACCGAGGAGGTCAAGCTGACCGAGCCTCTCACCGGGGGTCGGTGGTTGCAGGCGGATTACCGCTGGCCTGACGAGTCCCGAGGCCCGTTCCCCATCGTCGAGCAGCACGCCAACAACTCAGCCATCCCAGGGGTCGTGTTGGCCTTCGGCCGCCGGGTGGAGATCGGCGACCAGCAGGCTGTGGTTGTCCAGCCCATTCGCTATCCCTCGGCTCTGGAATACGGCGGCCGGTGGACCATGAGCATGGAGTTCGAGATCACGGCCAGGGACGTGTACGACCAGCGGGAGATCTACGACTGGTCCATCATGGCCCTCTACGCCATTGCCCGTGGTCGCCTCTCCACGGAGGGCATCGAGATCTTGAGCGTGGGCCTTGGCGGGGAGTCCGAGGAGGTCTACGACGAGACCGGGGACGATTACCTCTACAGCGCCATCTTCACCATGGAGGTGGAGACGGAGTGGGCCGTACATGTCCCGCTCAACGTCTGGCTGCGGCAGGCAGCCCCGCTCACCAACGCCGAGGCGCAGATCATCGCTGGGCTGCCTGATGACCAGCTTCCCGGCCAGGACGGCAACATCAAGGCGTTGGCGGACATCGGGCTGGAGTCGGTCCGTGACCCGTACTGGGCGGGGAAGGTCGGGACCTTCGAGAGTTTCAAGTGAGGTTCGGTGGAAGGACTATAGCCCCGCTCGGGTGAGGAGGTCGAGGTGCCCAAGTTGCCCCCTGAATGCGGCGTGTACGAGATCCGGTGCTCCAACGGGCGCAGGTACATCGGTTCGTCCGACAACATGGAGCGGCGGCAGCGCAACCACCTGACCAAGCTGCGGGCGGGCCGACATCAGAACCCACATCTTCAAAGGGCGTGGTCCAAGTACGGGGCGGGGGCTTTCACGTTTCTGGTGGTGGAGACATGCGCTGTTGACGAGCAGTACGCCGTCGAACAGAGGCATTTGGATGCAGCCGACAAAGCCGACCTGTTCAACATCGCAG